AGGAATCCACATGTCTTTTGCAACACTCAAGCGTAACTCATCCAACTCATTTGATAAGCTAACCCAAGAAATCGAAAAAATGTCTAGCACAGAAGGTGGTGCAGACGAAAGGTTCTGGAAGCCTGAGATGGACAAGTCAGGCAATGGCTACGCTGTCATTCGTTTCCTCCCAGCTCCAGAAGGTGAAGACGTACCCTGGGCGAAGGTATGGAGCCATGCTTTCCAAGGTCCTGGTGGCTGGTATATTGAAAACTCTCTAACTACTCTCAACAAAAAAGATCCTGTAGGTGATCTCAATCGTCAGCTCTGGAACACTGGTAGTGATAAAGATAAAGAAGTTGCTCGCAAACAAAAGCGTAAGCTAACCTATTACACTAATATCTATGTCGTAAAGGATCCTGCTCACCCAGAAAACGAAGGTAAAGTATTCCTTTACAAGTTTGGCAAGAAGATCTTTGATAAGATCACCGAAGCTATGCAACCTGCATTTGCAGATGAGCAAGCTATCAATCCATTTGACTTCTGGACTGGTGCAGACTTCAAAATCAAGCTTCGCAAAGTAGAAGGTTACTGGAACTATGACAAGTCTGAGTTTTCTACTCCTGGTACTCTAGGTGATTTTGATGATGCTAAGCTAGAGCAAATTTATTCAAAGGCTCATAGTCTAACTCAATTCTCTGCAGATGATAACTTCAAAACTTATGAAGAACTAGCTAAGCGTTTAAACGATGTTCTAAACTCAAAGCCAGTTCAACGAATTGATCGTGAAACTTACGAAGACGAAGAGCAGAACGTAATTGAAACCGTTGCTTCTTTTGCTTCTACTTCTACTCCATCCTTTGCTTCACGTTCTACTAGCAATGATGATGAAGATGATACCCTCAGTTACTTCGCTCGACTAGCTGAAGAAGATTGATAATATTAAAGGAGGCTTAAAGCCTCCTTTTTTTATATAGAAGTTTCGGGAAATCTAATACCAGCAGAATCAATCTTGTATTCAGTATCATATGCAAACAGAGATGCAATCTCTTCTTCCATCGTGGTTAAGAATTGTGGTCTAATTAAAAATATTTCCTTTTTATTTTCATTCTCTCTATATTCAAACTCTCTATTGGTAATTGGAGTCATTACTTGAGATCCGGATTTCAATGAGCCAGTTGAAGTAGTGAATGTATATGATGGATAATAGCCAACTACTTCTTGTGTGGATCTTCCTTCATTATATTCAATAATGATTCCACCTTGTAAAACAAGATTATTTCCTTCATATAATTCTTTAGTTTCCCAAAATTTAATTTTGTCTTGATTATTACCGTACTTCTTTTCTATAGCTAAATCTAATTCGTAATCTGACACTGGCCAATCATTATTCACATCAATAATGTTATTAAGGATTAGAATGGTCCAGTACCAATCAGGAGATCCATATTGTTTATTTGATACTTGCTCTGGAGTCTCACCTTGTTGGATTGTGTATCGAGTAGATGCCACATATAAAGCGTTTAGGTTATCTCTAAATCTAACTCTACGAAACAGATTTTTAGATAACTTTAACCCACCTTTGTATGGATAATAAAAATTTGGTTGTGAGTTAAAAAACATTGGTACTCTCCATTAATTTCCTTGAAGAACATTATCTGCTGTAACGATTTCTGTTTCTGCAAATGACATTGTAACTTCATACGCAACTGGAGCTGGTCCACTCAATGCGTTGCCGGCAGTATTGATATGAGTAGCCCATACATTGTCTGGAGTATAATTAACCTGAATGTTCTTTAGAACACATGGTTTAATTTTTGGGAGTGATTGAATTGCTGTTTCAGTTCCAGCTTGCTTCCAGGTTAAATCAAATATGTTTGGGACAGTTAGCCATCTATCTTCTAATTTACTTATTACTTGAATTGGAGAATTTAGTGCATCTTGAACTGGTCCAGTTCCACTATAATTTGGCAATGAATAATATCTGAGAGTTTTAATAATGTTATGAATTCTATTTTGTTCAGATGCATTTCTAGGAACTAACTTCCAGGAAAAGCTGAATTCTCTCATTGCAATTCCTTTGAATATTTGCTCAACATAAGGATTTAATACCTTTCCTCCAATACCACTTGTTAATGCTTCTGCAGGTGGGGCTCCTGGAATATTTGAAATTGCTTTCAAAATAAATTCTGGAGTTCCTGCACCCGCCATTTTACTAATCAATGTTCCAATGTTTCCTGGGTCATTTATTGCGGCGCCAGCTAATATAGGTAGCATTTTACCTAGCATTCCAATATTTTCTGCCGACCAAGATAACTGATCATTGTAATTAATATCATTGGGAACTGGTAGTAAAATTTTTGCTAATTTTTTATTTCTTGGTCTAGATCCTAGTGTACTATTTACTGCTTGCCACCTACCAGTTTGTACTGTATCGCCACTTTGAATATCAGTAATAAATTGTAATGTAGCACTTCCACTAGCATCTTTTGCACTTGCAATAGGTACGTATTCCATTACATTAATTTGAAGCATATCAAACATTTCATTTTTATCAGGCCAATATAAATCATCTCTATTGAGTATGTTTTGGGTATATCCTTTATTTACTGTAACGGCCATAAATATTTTATGATAAGCCTTTTATAATAAGTATTTATGAATACTCTAAAGGGAAAATTTACCCCAACGAATATTCGCAAATATAAAGGAGACTATAGGAATATAATTTATAGGTCTTCCTGGGAATTAAAGTTTATGAAGTACTGTGATACTAGATCTAATGTATTAGAATGGGCATCAGAAGAATGTGTTATTCCATATAGATCTCCATTAGATAATAAAATTCATAGATACTTTGTTGATTTTTATGCTAAAATTCAAGAAGCTGATGGCACTATCACTAAGTATTTGATTGAAATAAAACCCAGTAAACAAACAGTTCCACCAAAGAAACCTCAAAGACAAACTAAAAGTTATATCTATGAAGTGACTGAATACGTTAAGAATCAAGCTAAGTGGAAAGCTGCCAAAGAATTCTGTGATGATAGAATGTGGAAATTTAAAATTCTCACGGAATCGGAGCTAAAGGTATGAGAAGAGAAGTATCAGCTAGAACAAAAAATACGTCACCACTTAATATATTTGAACAGGTAGATGAAATAGCAAATAAAAAACGAAAAGGATTTCATGTCCTATCATATAGTTGGTATAAAGATACTGTTGCTGAAGTTGCTAGAAAGAATGATATTTACAAAACATTAGTTACGCTTGATGAAACTCTCATTCCTTCTGGGGGAAATCTGTATTTGTTTGAGTATAAAGCAACTTGGGCTAGAAAACTTCCATATTATGATGAGTTTCCTTTAGTGTACATGTTACAGGGTGGGAGGAAATTTTTTGGAGCTAATCTTCACTATTTAAATTATCCAACACGTTATAAAGTTCTACAGAGTATTATAGATGGACGACCAACAATTCCTAAGCAGTGCTTTCATAATTATGTTTATGAAGGTCTTGATACACCACTATTTAAAATAAATAGTGACGACTGGATGAAATCTATTTTTCTACCACTTGAAAGTTTTGTAAGTAGACAAGCAGGTTCATATAAGCAAGTTAGTAAATCCTTTGTCTGGGGAGACAGCCGTAAATGAGCATCAATACTACTCCTACAAATTTTAAAGAGTTCAAAGGTTTTGTACAAAAGCATGGCTTTTCATTAAGTAACTTTTATGATGTGCAATTTTATCTTAGTAATGATTCTAGTAACTCTCAACTATTAAAAAATATATTTAATCTTGGGATGTCTGGTAATCCAAATAATACCAGTGCGTCTTTTATGGAAGGACTTTTAAGATTGTATGCGGATGAATGTTCTATTCCTGGATACTCAATTTCAACTGGAGATTATAGAATAACCAATACTCCATCAATGAAATATGCATACGGTATAGTAAACAATGAAATCACAATATCATTTATTTTAGATGCAGATGCTGAGATCAGAAGAATATTTGATGCCTGGGGTAATTATATTTACGGTAGTGTTTCATTGGCAGGAGGAGTTGTATCAAATACTAATTTGAATTTTACTACTAAAATAGATCTTGGAAGAACTAGATATCGTGATGATTATGTAACAGATATTGTTGTGGCTAAATTGGAAAGACATAGAAGCAGTAAGAAAAATACTAGACCACGAGTTACTAATATTGATTCACAACGTAACTTCTATGATAACAAACAAATTATACCAGATTATAATGGACCACTTCTTCCTGGATTTGGAAAACCATTTTACACATATTCAGTTAGGCTGAGGAATTGTTTTCCTACCACTATCTCTTCAATTCCATTGTCCAGTGGATCTTCTCAGTTAGTTAGAGTGCAGGTAACATTTGAATATGAACTTGCAGTGCCATCATCTCAAACTGCAGGTGGAAGTGTTCTGGAAGCATCAAACTGGTTACAGATAACTAACTAACCTAAATAAATTGAGATTATGTTATAGTATACACTATGCCTTTACCTAAAATTGTAACTCCGACGTATGAATTGCGTTTACCATCAACTGATCAATTAATTAAATATAGACCATTTCTAGTAAAAGAAGAAAAAGTTCTTCTGATGGCGATGGAATCTGAAGATGAATCTCAGATGATTAATGCAGTGAAAACCATCCTAAGAAATTGCATTAACTCTAAAATTAAAGTTGATGACCTAGCAGTATTTGATATCGAATATTTGTTCCTCAATATTCGTGCTAAGTCTGTGGGAGAACAAATCGAACTCAACATCACTTGCCCAGATGATGGGGAAACTACAGTTCCACTAGAGATTAATGTTGAGGATATTCAGATTCAAAAGTCTGAAGATCATTCTAGAATTATTTCATTGAATGATACTATTTCTGTTGTAATGAAATACCCTAGTATGGAAATGTTTGTTAAGTCAAACTTTACAGCTAGTGTAAAAACTGAAGACGTATTTGAGATTGCTGCATCTTGCATTGAACAAGTTGTAGAAGGGGAAGATGTTTATGAAACCAAGAGTTTCTCTAAAAAAGAAATTAACGATTTCCTTGATAGCTTAGATACTGCACAGTTTTTACTGATTCAAAAATTCTTTGAGACTATGCCAAAGCTATCTCATACAGTTAAGGTTACTAACCCAGTAACAAATGTAGAAAGTGATGTGGTACTAGAAGGTCTTGCAGCTTTTTTCGCATAGCCCTAGCGCACGAATCGCTAGAAAATTACTTTAGAATTAATTTTATATTACTTCAACATCATAAGTGGTCTCTTTCCGAAATTGAATGTATGTTACCATGGGAAAGAGAAATTTATGTTCAGATGTTAGTTGACTATATTGAAGAGGAAAATAATAGAAACAGAACAACAACATCGTTGTAGTTAAATGCCAGCCAGACAAACTCAGACATCATTTAGATCATTTTCTGAGTCACTCAGATCTAGAAGACTATCTCCAGTAAATCCATCTGCGATTACTGGAGGGAGAGTGTCTGGCGCAAATATTACAAAGAAAGAAGTAGAAGAATTCGGCCAGGTCAGAAAAATCCTTGGTGGATTATTAGCATTAGAGAAAAGATATTATCAATTTTTAGGGGATAGGATTCTACATTTTGCTAAAGAAGACGAAAGAAATAAATTAAAGCAAGAAGAGTCTGAGCAAGAAAAGAAAAAGAAACTAGGAAAGGATAAAGAAAAGAACCCTGTTTTAGAAAAAGCAAAGTCTGATCTATCAATGATCGGAGGATTCTTCAAAAATCTTCTGAAGTTTTTCGTTGGGTATAAAGTTCTTGAGTGGGCATCCAAAAAAGAAAACATAAGCAAAATTCAAGACTTTGCCAATCTATTCATAACGTTATTTAAATTCATTAGTGCAGTCACCAACTTTGGTGTTGATGTATTAATGAAAACTCTTACGGTTACTTCTAAAGTAATCAATGGAGTCTTTGATTTCATAGGAAAGGTAGCAGAATTTTTCAGCTTTAGTTGGCTGGGCGGTGGAGTAGAATGGCTATTATCCACCATTGAAAATGCTACTTCTGTTATTGCAAGTATTCCAAATGCAATTACATTAGCAGTAAAATTCATGACTGATTTGATTCCAAATTTCCTGGAATCAGTTTTAACCCAAGGACTATTTGGTAGCCAGAAAGAACTAGAAGGTCAGGCTGATCAAGCAGTAGAAGCAAAGAAACCAGCAGAACCACAGACTCCATCAACAGAATCTGATACTGGTAAAAAAGATCTAGGAGAAAAGGCAAAAGAATCACTTTCTAATATTGGAAAGAACATCCTGAAGACTCTGTTCCCAGGGATGGATGTTGCTGCGAATATTGGAGCCAAGATTGGTGGTTCTATTAAATCATTATTCAGTGGACCTAAAACTCAAGAGTCTCTTCCTAAGTTAGCTAAGGGTGGTATCGTAACTAAACCAACTGAAGCGATTGTTGGTGAGGCAGGACCAGAAGCAATTCTTCCACTGGATAAATTGGGATCATTTGGTATTGATGGCTTCAAGGCATCTACCAATAAGATGATTCCTAAATTCATGAAGCTATTGACTTTACCATTTAATATTGTTGGTGCAGGAATCGTAGCATTAATTTCATCTGCAGTATCTAAAATTCCTGGTGTAGGACAATTTATACTTCCACTGATTTCTAATATTGCATCTAGCTTTGGTTTGCCTGCAGGATTGGTTGCGGGAATGAGTAATTTTGTAGGTGGTGTTACATCTGCAATTTCTGGAGGACTTGGCAATGTAGCTGAATTATTTGGGAAGAATGAAGTCAATATACGTCAGCAGAAAGGAGAAGAGTTTTCTCCAACCAATGATACTTCAGTTAAAGGATTACTTGGAAACATTCTTGGTGCTCTGATCAGCAAGCAAAAGAAAGCTGCCACCACACCTGGAACCACGCCTCCTCCACCCCCTTCCACCCCACCAGCCCCATCTGGAACCCCTTCTAGTGGCACTTCAGGGAGCACTCCTCCAGCTACTAAGCCGAGTTCCATATTCACGTATCCAACTCAAGGAGAGGGTGGTGTTCCTGGGCAAGGCGGTGGAGATAAAATTCCTGCATTGTTAGAACCTCAAGAGTATGTCCTGAATCGAAATGCTGTCAAGGGAATGGGTGGTCCAAAAGTATTAGATGCTATTAACTATGGAATGTATCCAAGATTTGGTAGTGGTGGTCCAAATGTTTCAACTAAAAAGTTTTTAAAGCTTGGTGGTGGATGGGCTCCTGTACCAGAAGATTCTTCTGGTGTATCGTTAGGCAGAGGAATGAGTTCACGACATGGCGGAACAGATATTCCAATGCCAGTAGGAACTCCGCTACTTGCACCTTTCGATGGAATGGTGAAAGAAACCGGAAAGAATCCTGATGGGTGGGGAAATTTCATGGTATTAAAAAGTTCCAATGGAGTTTATTCTCTGTTTGGACATGTAAGTGATTATTCTAAAAAGCAAGGTGAACAAATTAAAGCGGGTGAACAAGTTGCATTAAGTGGGCATCGACATGGAGGAGGAAGAAGTAGTGGACCACATTTACATTGGGAAATTGGTAGTTCTTGGAATGGAACTATTGGTGGAAAGATAGATCCAATTAGTTGGTCCTCTGGCAAAGCTATTCCATCTGTAAGTGGAAAAACATCATCCAGAACTAATACAGACTCTCCTGATGATTCCACAGAATCTACACCAACATTTACTGCTGAGATGGGAGCCAAAGCTGCTGAGCAGTTGGGCAAACTATTCCAGATGTTAAATGGTCCTGCACCCACTACAGTCCCAGAAGTTACCACTCCGCAGACTCCTAAAATAACAACTGCAGTTTCTGGAAACTCCCAAAATCTACAGAGAGTTCAGAGAGAAAATCTAAAAGTTCAGGCTCAAGCTAAACAGCAAACTAAAGCTGGTGGTAATGTAATAACTCTAGGCGAGCCAAATAAAACTATTACAGAATCAAGATCTCAACCAATGACATCTACATTAGGAGGCACAACTCCACCGAATTCATTAATCAATTATCCATTAGCACCATAAAATGGAAAACTTAACACCAGTTAGACCAGCTTCCATTATAGGTAATAGTCGTCTAAGAGAAATCAAGACGATAAAGGGTATTGCACAAGATTTAGTAAAGCAGAAAAAACAGAATTTTGAATTGGAAAAAAAATTCTTCAAAATTCAAAAGGATACTATTGATAGAAATAAATTAAGAGACAAAGAAAGACTTCAGGAAGCAAAGAAACCAAAAAGAAAAGCTGGATTTGTTCGTGAAGAACTTAAAGATAAGTCTATAAAACTATTTGATTTGTTCAAGTTCTTTGTAGGATATAAAGTATTACAGTGGATGTCTCGCAAAGAGAATATTGAATCTATTGGCGAAATCGCCAAAGCCATGAAAAATATTTTTAAGATTATAGATCATCTTGCTGGTATTGGAGTTGAAGGAGTTCTTGGTGGACTTCATAGTGTTCTATTTGGAAGCAACTTTTTAGAAAGATTTTTCGGAATATTTAAACTCATAGGTGGCTTTTTCATTATCAGGAGACTATTGTTTCCAGGTAAAATACTTAAAGACATTACTTGGATATTAAAGAATAGAAAGTCTATTGGTAAAGTATTCCAAGCATTAGGATCTGGAAAACTTAAAGAAGCTCTTGGAAGACTATTTAAACTATTAACTCCAAATTTATATGTTGTATATACCAGAGGATTGACTGCAGGAGTTAAGCGAGTAATTCTTAAAGTATTTGGAAAGAATACTTTAAAACTCCTGACTAAGGTAGCTTCTAAAATTGGATTCAGAAGTGCAAAAGAGTTTGTAAAAAATACTGCAAAAAATATTGCCAAGCCTTTAACTAGAATACCTTTCATTGGACCTATACTTGGCTTTGGATTAAATCTAATTTTTGGTGATCCACTAGACAAGGCTGCAGTCAAAGCAATTGGTGCTGGGATTGGAGCATGGCTAGGTGGTATTGTAATGGGCGCATTGGGAAGCATCGTTCCTGTTGCAGGAACTGCAGCTGGTGCTGGACTTGGTGCATTTGTTGGTGGATTTATTGGAGACTGGGTTGGTGATAAATTATACGGATTCTTTAAAGGATTCACCGCACCTAAAGAACCTGCACTTGCTGTTGGTGGTATTGTAACCAAGCCAACCAGGGCTTTGATTGGTGAGGCTGGGCCAGAAGCAGTTATTCCGCTACCAAAAATTTATGATAGAACTATATTAAATGCTCCTATGGGTATAGTTGCATCTTCTATGATTGGGGGGATAGATGCAGTTATATCTTCATTGGGTCCTGTTGGCTTAACGATTAGACCATATGCATCTAGTTTACTAGCTCCATACAGAAGAGAGTTTGGATCTACCAACTATGTGTTCACTTCTAATATTGGAGGTAAGACTACACCTTTAACTACTAAACTTCCAGAGCAAAATGACAACGAGGAAGTTGCTAAAATACTTGGTCTGAATAAAACCATTAATTTAATCAAGAAAAAGGAAACTGCAGAAGAGGCTAAAAAAGCCAGATACAATTCTGGGAATAGTGTTCGTGAAATTCTTGGAGATATTCTAAACAATATTATCAATCTAGACTTTACTAAAAAGTCTAAAAAGAAAACACGCCCAGGTGATACAACTAGAAATGGGGATATTGGTGAAGTTGGTGGGGAAGTAGATTTATCTGACGCTGACGATAGAACTTTATTAAAGCAACTAGCACTTGCAGAAGCTGCAGGTGAAGGTGTTGTTGGAATGGCATTGGTTGTCAATTCTGTGTTGAATAGAAAGCGAATTTTAGATGGTGGTGCTTCTCCTGGATTATTCCATGCAACTGATAAAACTATTCGTGGAATAATATACGCCAAAGACAGTGTTCAATATACTCCAGTTCAAAGTGGCACTATTAACAAGCAGTGGGGTGAAGGATCACTGAACCTTGCAGAGAAAGCTTTGCAAATGGGAATGGATAAGTCTAAGTTGAGACAAGCATTGGAAGCTGAAGGAGTTAGTGAAAATAGTATAAAATTTCTAATCAATTCAACTGGATTTAGAAACTATGATGCAGGTGCAAGCAATGATAGATCTCAGAAGGTTAATGAGACTGTATATAAACGGCACACCTTTAATACTGCGGGTGTCCCTAAGATGCAACAAGGTGGTTTAGTTTCAAGAGGAGATATTACGAGTAAGTTTGGAAATAAAGAATCATTTAGAAAAAATTCTCATGAAGGAATTGATATTGCATTTCCATCTGGAACTCCTTTATCATTTACTTTAGGTGGAAAATTTCTTAAAGTTGCTAGAAGTTCCAGTAAAGAAAGAGAAGCAAATGGTGGCTATGGTCAATACATGGATCTTAAGTTATCCGATGGAAAGATTGCCAGACTTGCACACCTAAGCTCTATCCCCAATTGGGTAAAGCAGGGTGGCGATTTCACACCAAATGCAATTGTTGCATTAAGTGGTGGCGCACCAGGAGCACCTGGCTCTGGTAGATCTGGTGGGCCACATTTACATTTAGAGCAACACACAACTCAAAAAGATTTAGCAGAGACTTTAAATGGTAAGGTTGATCCATTATCACAAGGTCTATTTGGATTATTGAGGAAAGGTGGTGCCCCTGGAAGTGCAACTAGTGGACCTGCTCAACCTTCACAATCTCCAGCTGCATCCCCGAATACAGTAAAAGAGTCGGAAGAATCTCAGCAAGAATCGCAACCGCCACCAATTAATTATGATGACATTGCTAAAAATCTAGGAGAATTGTTCCAGATGTTAACTGGAACTCCAAAGACAAATGGTGCTCAGTTACAAAAAAATAGTATGGATTATGTCCAAGCATTCAAAGACTTCAAGCCAAATCCAGATACATATATTATGATGGGTGGAACTAATATAATTTCAAGTACTACATTGTTGACTCCAATTGAGCAACTAGATTATTCTTCTGGATCATTCTCAAGTATAGATAGCGCAACTGCGTTTAAACTCAACACAAGACTCTAATGAATCAACAATTTGCTGGAGATTTTTCTCTAAAAACAATAAAGTTATATCCACTTACTGCAGTTAATGGAGATAAACGTCCGTTTATTGACATCAAAGAACTTGTTAAAGAAGTTACTTTTTACCAGAGTATTATATCCACTAGTTTATATTGTGAACTTGTAGTTAATGATATTGGAGAAAACTTAATCGAAACTCTTCCCCTGATTGGACGAGAAAGAATTGAATTAAATATCTCAACTCCATATGCAAATTATGATTTGAATTTTTACATTCATAAGATTGATGGTCGAGTAATGCAAGAGAAGAACCAAGTATATGTGGTTCATGCAATAAGTAAAGAAGCTTTAGACAACGAGTACACTAGAATTCGTGAACGAGTAAATGGAAAAAAAGCAGAAGTATTTCTAGAAGAAAAATTAAAAACCATAAGCCAAAAAGAGTTTAAAAAGAATGTAGATGATACATTGTATCCTTTTGACATGTATGTTCCCAACTGGAGATTGTTTGATACTGCAATCTGGATGTCTCGCAGAAGTGTTCCAGTAAAAAATAAATCTTCCGTGGGATATGTATTTTATGAAACCTTTGAGGGATATAATTTTAAATCTCTAGACGTATTATTTGATGCGGGTACATATCCAAATAACAAAACAAAATATGCGTTTGTTCAGGGAAATACATCTGCATCCAAGACTGAGTTGAATAACTATAGAATTATGAATTATTCATCTACAAAGGCATTTGATATTTTAGATGACCTTCGTAATGGTGCATTTGCACATAATGCACTGTACGTAGATATCAACAATCGTAACTTTCAAAATTGGAGTACTAATGCCTCAACATACTGGAAAGATATGAGTCATCTTAATAAAATGACTCCATATCAAGATGAAGATTTGTTGAAGCGACCATCTAGATTAATCTATAGACCTACCACAAATTCTACATTTGGTTGGAAAGATTTATCCAATGAAGAAATTGAAAATTTAAACAACATAGATGAAGTAAATAAAAATTATGAGAAGTCAATTTACAGATATTACTTCTTGGAATATAATAAATTAGAAATCGCTGTTCCTGGAGACTTAAAACTTCAACCAGGGTACGTAATCAATGTTTCTATTCCTTCTCCGAAGAGAACTAGCGATAATAAAATAAAAGAAGATACTAGATTAAGTGGCAGATATATTGTTCATTCTGTTAAGCATACCATCCTAAATAGAACTGAACTTAGAACTATTGCTACATTAACAAGAGATTCATTTGGTGGTAATGAAATCAAAAAAACTAATGTACCCAGCGGAGCAACATTCTAAATGGAACAAGATATAAATCAACACATCGATCGAAATAAAGATCAACTAGAAGATTCAAATACTAGTTCTCAAAGACGTAGATTTTTAGAAAGCGAACTAGAGTCTCTAATTAAATATAAAGAAAATCACCCAACCAAAACAAAAGATCCTAGCCCACTAGATCTATTCTGCAACGAAAACCCAGAAGCTCCTGAATGTCGTATATACGAAGTGTAATACATGTCAATTAATCCTACATTACAAAATTCTGCATTCCTTGGTAATAATGATTTCACTTGGTGGTTAGGCACTGTAGAAAATCCAGATGATCGAGATGCGAAACTAGGTAGAGTTCGTGTAAAAATTCTTGGCTTTCATGATCCATTTGAGAAGCCAGAGAATTTACCTTGGGCACTCGTTCTTCAACCAACTACTAATGCTGCAGTAAGTGGTATTGGAAATGCAGCTAATGCAGGATTAAAAGCAGGTAGTTTTGTGATGGGATTTTTCCTAGACTATCCTGACTGCCAACAGCCCGTAGTAATGGGCTCATTCTATAGTCAAATCAGACCAATTTTTGGAGACCCAAATACTCCTGCTACTGCTAATACTCCTGGAATTGCAAATACAGTAACTTCAAAAGAATCCAAAACAGGTCAGCCACAAGATGCCGAGAGAACTAATGATGCAGGTGGACTAGCATCTGATTCCGTTGCAGCTGCTTCTCTTCCTGCATCTCCATCTAATCCATCTGGAAATGTTGGAGCCACATCTATTGCAGATGGAAAAGATGGCCCTGCAAATACACTTGTAGAAGATATTAAAAGATGTATTGAAGGACTTGGTAATATATTTAAAACTGGAGTTATATATAATCCAAATGCAACTAATCCAAAATTAACTAGAGATTTATCTATCGAAGAAAATTATATTACAATTAGTAGTGTAGATGCGTTTCCTCCAATTGGAGTAATTCAAATAGGAAATGAAAAGATTGGATATAATGGAAAGAATGAAAAGTCTTTAGTCAATGTAAAAAGAGGACTACAAGGAACAACACCAATTGCACATTCTTCAGGTGCATCTATTAGATATATTAAGAAGACTGATACTCCAATTGAAATCTATGGTAAGTTTACAAATAAAGTTGTAGATTTAAAAAGTGCCGTAGATAGATGTATTCAAGTAATTAGAAATTTAGTTTGGTATATTGTCAACAAAGTTAAGTCTTGGTTGATGGCGGAAGTTACCAGAATTTTAAATGATATTGGGCTAGGAGCAAGTAGCCCCATTCCATATTTTGTAAAAACTCTTACTGAAGTTGTTGTTCAAGTTCTGAAAACTATTTCATGTACAATTGATGAAGCATTAGTTGATGCATTGATGAGTGGAATTGAAGGGTTTATTAAAGATTTTGTTGAGAATATGGCTAATGATTTGTTGGAAATGGCAGATAATTATATTCAATTTGCAGAGAATTGTATTAATGATATATTTGGATCTATCTTTGAACTCATAGCAGTCGGAACTGAAATTGCAAGTGCTATTCAAGGAATTATATCTTTGATTCAAAGTGTTGGGAAAATAGGTGAGATGGGTGCATTGTTTGATGACAAGGGATTCGTAAATGCAAATATGTTAAGTAACATAGGAAATATAGTTGGATTTATTTTAAATTTACTTGGCATTGGATGTAACAGAACTACTGATTCCCCACTGCAAATTGATTGGAATGAATGTGCATTAACTGGAAACAACTGCAATCCATTTAATTTTAGAGTTACTAATAATATTGCAGGTAAATGGAATCCAGAATATTCAAAAGTTTCTGTTCAAGCTTCTGAGGCAGGTCATATGATTATGATGGATGACACTCCATATCATAATAGACTTGTCATTGAAGCTGCTGGTAGCAGAACTGGTTTTCAAGTAGATGATGATGGGAATATTCGTGTCACCAATAGTAATAACAAAGTTGAAATTACTTTTGGCAAACAAGAAGTTACTATTATGGGAGATGTACACATCAAGACTAAAGGTAATTATCACTTAAAGGTTGGTGGGAACTATCATCTAGAAGTAGATGGTCAGTATAATGTATTTGCAAACCGAGAAAGTAAAGTAACTTATAATGGAGAACATGAAACAATTTATAGTAATGATGCTAAGTTAAGTGCTGCGAATGGATTGGCTATTGCAGGGTCTAAAATAGGTCTTAGTGCAGGTGGACAGTTAGATATATATGCGCCAACATTTAGTACTATTTGCACAGAACAAAATCATCTATTATCTGGATCTTGGAATCTGTTTGCAATGTATGAGAATAAGTATATTGGATTAAATAAATTTTGTTTGGTTGGAGGAAATAAAATCAATCTTCGTGCAGGAACTAATACCGATATTGGAACTGGGTTATCTAATAAATTCCAGGCAACTGCAGAAAATGTATGGAAGGGCGGATTATACAATACTACTATTATGGGAGTCAATAGTCTTACTAGGTTGGGTATTAATAATGATACTACAGTTGGAGCAACATCTAAGAATAGATTGGCGGTTCAGCTGGAGGCTGTTGGTGGGCCTAATTTCTGTACAGTTGCAGCTCCAGAATCAAGAATAACAGAGGGACCAATACTAGATTTAAGTAGTTCCTTATGCATGAGAGAAGCTCCAGTCATCTTCGATACATAATAGGGAGGGGGGTTGACAAGCCCCTGGTAGCGTGCTATACTATGTGGGTACTGAGAGATGCCTATGAACATTCGGGATAATTCAACTCTGAATCGGGTCGAGGTTGATATGCTGTCTAGGACTATCCATTTACATGGAGACGACGGAGAGTATATGAAAGTAGATGATTCGGATTCGGATCAATTCACAAACATGTGTACATTCATCAATGAAACTCTACCAGTGGATATGATCACATATACGTACTAAAATCAACTTTTAGTTACTAAATACCCGAAAAAAAATCTCCCAAGATTTTTGACTTGTAGGGTTTTTTGCTCCTTTAGCAATCTGGTGAATGCAGCGAACTCATAATTCGCCTGAGGCGTGTTCGATCCACGCAAGGAGCACTTGACAATCTGAGCAACTTCTGCTATGATTGTCGCATAGCCCGAGTGACCCAGCGGAATGAGGTTCTCGACTTAAAATCGAGCAGTCGTGGGTTCAAATCCCACCTCGGGTATTTTTACGGTAAACTAATATAAATAACTATCAGTTACTGCTTACCGTTATGCCAAAATCTAGAACCTACACAGATGAAGATTTCATTAAAGCTGTAGAAGGGAGTGGTAGTTTGCGTCAAGTTCTTCAAAAACTCTCCTTGAGAGAAGCTGGAGGAAATTATCAGTGCGCTAAAGATAGAATTAAAAAACTAAATTTAGACACTTCTCATTTTCATGGTATGGGATGGAATAAAGGAAAAAAACTTCCTCCAAAACAACCAATTGAATCTTATCTTGTAGATGGAAAACTTGTTCAATCAAATAATTTAAAAAAACGTATCATAAATGAAGGATTGAAAGAACATAAATGTGAAGAATGTGATATTACTCATTGGAATGGTAAAATTGCTCCGATAGAATTAGATCATATAAATGGAGATCGGTATGATAATCGTTTAGAAAATCTTCGTATATTATGCCCCAATTGCCATGCCCAAACTCCTACATACAGAGGAAAAAACAAGTCATAAATAAGTTATCGTTAATACAAGTACAGACTTGAAAAATTTAGGAAAGCATTGTGTCGCAGAACTCTATGGATGCGATCACACCATTCTCGATAATGAGAAAATTTTAAAAGAACTCATACGAGAGTCTATTGATATTGCTGGCGCAACGTTATTGAATATTTGCTCTCATAAATTTGACCCACAAGGAGTTACTATAGTAGCTTTATTATCAGAAAGCCATATTTCAATTCATACTTGGCCAGAATCTGGTAGCTCCGCATTAGATGTATTTACATGCGGAGATTCTAAACCAGATTTAGCACTTTTGCACATCATAAATTTTCTAAAGCCTACAGAATATAACATGAACTGTTTTGACAGGTAAACGTGTATAAATAAATCTAGTTTTAAAGCCCCTCTAGGTAATCATATGGCTCTAACTAGAATTACATCTGGTGGTATTGCGGAAGGCGTTGTAATAAAGTTTGATCAAAATAATAGCCCAACAGCTCCAGCTATTGGATTTGAAGGTGTAGGTAATACTGGAACTGGTATTTACAGCCCAGCAAATAATGAATTAGCTATTTCTACAGATGGTCAAACACGATTGACCTTTAAACCTGATGGTAAAATCATTGCAGGGAATGGAACTATTCTAGGTGGAACAAACCCAGACTTTGAGAATGCAGAGAATATCACTCTTTATGTAAACCAGTCTGACAAAAATGCTACCGACCTAGAAGATAATGATGGTGGTAATTTAAATAGACCATTCAAAACTATTGAAAGAGCATTACTAGAGGCAGCAAAGAGAAGTTATAAACCAAACCCAACTGCGATTTCCGTAAGTACATTAGAAGTTGGTAAAGCATATACTATTGTAAACGCAGGCAATACTGATTTTGTTTCTATTGGTGCATCGTCTAATACTGCTGGTGTATCTTTCATTGCTACCGCACAAGGAAATGGAACTGGTACAGTAGTTCTAAGCAATGATAAGTTTGAGGCATTTACCATTATGGTTCTGCCTGGTCAATATGAAATTGACAACAGACCTGGATATGATATTACTACCAACCCGCTATCTGCAGGAACTGCTGTTGCAATTGATGCAGAGCCATTTAGATTTAACCCAAGAAATGGTGGCGTTATTGTACCTAGAGGTACTTCAATTGTTGGTTATGATCTCAGAAAAACTGTTATCAGACCTAAGTATGTTCCTTCACCATTTTCAATTGATGGAAGCATAACCAGTGATGGATATATTCTGTACCATACCATGTATGATGGTGCAAATATGGTTGAAAAGAATCGTGGTTATATTCAAGAGCAAACTAAATTATATCTTCAAGGAAATCAAGCTGGATATAATGGTTTAAATGATGCTCAAAAGAATCTATGTATTCGTGATATTGGCTATTTTATTGATGCTATTGTTAAAGATTTAAGGCAAGGTGGCAACGAGAATACCTTCAATAATGCAGAATATTATATTGATGGTAATGGCTACAGAACACAATTCTTGAAGTCTGGTGATAGTGATTTATCTCAAGAAGTTGCAGCTACAGTAGCCGCATTTAATCATGCGATTAGCATTATGAGATTTATTACAAAATCTTATAATGATAGTAGCATTACATATTCAGAAATTACTTCTGGCAAAACTATCAACAGAACTACATTCTCTGCAGGAAATGGATATGTTTCCGATGGAGATTGTTCTGCTGTAGTTAATGCTGTAGCAACTTTAGGTGCTATTGCTACTGGAATTCTCAACAATCCAGATGATTACACTAGAGAAGCAGTTACAGTAACTCTTGTTGGTGGCGGAACTGCAACTGTAAAGCTCAGAAAAACTCAAGGAGTATTTAATCAAACCTCAATCTTTAAGGTAACTGGTGGTTGCTACTTCTGGCAGATGACCTTCAAGGATGCTGTTGCAACATCATCAAAGCCAATTTATAATGGAGCTTCATTTGATTCAAATGGAATTCCAACATTCAGCACTACCACTGATTCAAAATATTCTCACCATAGAGTTGTTGCATTTACATATGCGGATCAAAGAACAACTGATGGTGAACTAGATCAGTACTATAAAAAAATTGATGCATGGCAGGGAAGACCAGATACATCTCAAGTAAGACCAGAAGAATATACTATCGTTGGTGATGGAAGTAAGAATAGCACTATTGATACTGTTAATTCTTGCTCACCATACATTTTTAACTGTTCACTACGTTCTGTCTTTGGTATGTGCGGTATGCATACTGATGGCAGTAAGGTTGCAGAAAACAGCTTCAAGTCCATGGTTGTTGCACAGTTCACTGGTATTTCTCTACAAAAAGATAGAAGTGTATTCATTCAACCTAAAGATTTACAAGGAGATACTAACGTAACTCCATCTCCAAACACAACCACATTATATAATGATGATGATGAATCTACTACTGCAAAACCTCCAGTATTTGCAGATCCAGACGCAGAATATAAGCCAGAATGCAGACACTTCCACATCAAAGCATCCAATGGTGGATTCATTCAGGTAGTTTCTGTGTTCGCAGTTGGATATGCTGATCAATTCCTTGCAGAAACTGGTGGTGATATGTCTATCACCAACTCCAACTCTAACTTTGGTCAGATTTCACTTCGTGCAAAAGGTTCCCAGTTTAATTCCTTTGCTCCAGCATCACAAGGTAGAATCACTGCAGTAGTTCCACCTAAAGGAATCTCACCAACTCTCAATGATGTAAGTTTCTATAATATTAATGCTGGTCCAACTTGGGGTCCAAGTACATTCGCAACAAGTGAAGAATTAACTCCAGCAGTATTAAGTGCTCTTGCAGGTTTCACTAACTCAAAATATTTTAGTCTATATCTTGAAACTGGTGCAACTAATGAAGATAGTATTCCAGAATTAATTGTTACTAGTACAGATAAAGTTACCGGCAATAAAGTAACAAAACGATTCCTAAGTTATGGAACTTCAAATCAATACTCACTTTTCCGTGATTATTATCAAGTTACTGGAATTTCTCCAGAATCATCTAGGTATATTAACTTAGAATTAGAAAGTTCTACTGGTGGTGAACCTAGTAAATTTAGAGCAAAGGTAAAGATATTCGATCCAACTGATATTCCAGATGAAGATAATCCAAAAGTTAATAATGTTCCAACAACAAAGAATGCAGAAAGAGTTGGATATTTCTGGGATAATAATGGAGTATATTTAAAACTAGATTATACTGATGCAGATACTAGAAAATTCCTAACTGATTTTATCTTTTCATTCAATGAAGAAAAATCATTTGATTTTGTAACTAAATTTAATCCTGGTGATGGTTCAGCTACAACTGCACTTGAAGAAGTAACTAGAAAACTTTTAAGATATAAGACTGGATTCCCATCAACTTTAACAATTAAAAAATACTTAGATACTAGAACATCTGCACCTTCAGAACTATTATGGAAGCTTGAATATACTATTCCAAAATACTTAAGTAGTAATGCAATTCCAAAGGCACCAGAGAAAAGATTTATTATCAAAGGAACTAGAGCAGGTAATGGTGAAGATGGAATTCCATACTCAGACTATAGATTTATGGTATGGGATGTTCAAGAAGTTACTTCTTGGGAAAAAGATGTTAGAGATGGTGTATATTATCTAACTGTTATTAGATGTGACGTAAATAAGTTTGCTGATTCTTCCGCAAATTCACCGTCTACCATCGAAAGGAGACCTACTGGAATTGATGCTCCTGGAACTGGAACTACTACAACATCATTTAGTTCTACATTTATTGAAGAAGTTAATAACTTTGATAAAGATACTAAACTATTCACAAATATAAATTATCTATATCCTTCTGTAAATGAAGAAGGTCCAGATTATGATACTAGAAGAGTTTGGAATTTCCCACAAGCAGATTCTCGTGTATTACTTGAAAATATTGGCCAGGGAAATAGAATTAAAGATATCTCTGTTCCAAACTTTAAGAGTTTTAGAACAACTGATTCTACTACTCCATTTAAAGATATTCCATCTTTATATTCAGTTACTGCAGAATCTGTTCATAGATTAGTTCAAGCACTAGATCTAAGATATATCACATCTTCTAATACTATGGCCACTACAGGTGGTGGCCCAGATAACTCTGGTAGAGTATTCATTGCCCCAGTTGCACCATGGGATTCTAGAACTTCTCAGTCTGCATTGGGGTATACTTCAAGTTCAACTTCTTTTAATGTATATTCTAGTTCAATTAGATTTGGTAGAGGTCCTGCAGGATCAATAGTTACCGAAGCATCAAAAATTACAGAGTATAATAATTTTGGTGTTAACTTGGATGCTGCGGATAGAAGAATTATCGTTACTTCTCCTGGCTATGTTGTAAATTCCAATACTATACAAGCTAGTAGTGATGCCAATCAAACTGGACTGACTTATGCTCCATTATTACCACTTTATAGACCTTCTATTCTCCGTGCATCTTCACACACTTGGGAATATATTGGTCTTGGTTCTGGTAACTATTCAACTGGCTTCCCAAATCTACAAACAAGAGTTCTTAAAATCTATGAGCAGTTTATTGCTCAGGGCTATGAAAATTCTGGTGGATTTATTGCATCATCTGGTACAAACTCTGCTGGTGATTTCTATATTGGAAACCAAATCATTCAAGCTGGTGGTACTTCTACAGTAACACTAAACGTACCAAAGCTTCGCAAATCATCAGAATCTAATTATCTAGATATTGACAATATTGAAAACCGTATCTCAAATGCAGTTGTCAATGTTACCGATACTGCTGATGGCTCTGGGGCAAATGCAAATCAGAGTGCATTGAAAGAACTATCCAACTTCTTCAACATTGCAAAGCTAACCGTTAGCGACAAAGCAAATATCAATAACTTGATCATTGGAGAAAGACTATTCATTGACAGAGCTGAAATTAATAATTCTGCATTCTTCCCAGAAGGTAATACTAATGCATATGGTTTCGTAAAAGCTGCTAAACCTGAAAAAACTGGTTTTATTTCAACTGATACTAACGATAAACTATATGTTTCTCCTAAGTACCTTGATGCATGGAGAGTAAAGAGGCAACTCATTTCTGCTCAAGCAGTTACACTTGATAACAACAGAGTTTATGTTCAACCATATCTACAAAACTCTGTCGATTCATATAAATCAGTAAATGGAAAGAAAGTAGCTGATGCAATTACATTTACAAATACTGTAGTAAATGATGTTACTTGGTCAACTAGTTCAGTAATTAAACTAGCATTCACTGAAAGTTCTGGTATTCCTTCTTATGGTAAAATTGATATCGAAATGAATTTAATCGGTCTAACTGTTACCGATTTTTATGTTGATGGATCGGGAAATAAAATTTACTTCAATCCTGTTATTAATATCCCACTTCAATATCAAGAAATTGATTATACTGATAATACAGCTGTAATTTCAAATTATCAAAATGGAATTGCATTACCTACATATCTAAGAAGTTATTGTGGCAATGGAACTTATACTTCCATAATTAAAAACTATCCATCTATCATTGCTACTGGTGGAAATTTTGGAACAGATGCATCTGAGGGAGATATTAAATATCTAACCGCAAAACTTGCAAGTAACTTCACCAACAATAATGATATTAACGTATTAAATACTTCAACATATAAAGATCTGCAGGTTACTATGACTGCAGATGAATATCAACAATGGCCAAATAGAGGTTGCATTTCATTAAGAGAAGCTCCTAAAGGAGGAACATATAAAATTGCTACATTTGCATATTACAAAACTGGACACAATAGTGGAACTAATGTTGCAACATTTAAACTAACTAAAAACGTTGGAGAAGGAACTAATACTGCTGGAACTAGCGCCCAATTTACAACTGACTACGAAAATAATTATCCAGGAATTGCATCTAAAAATGTATTCTTCTTTGGATGTAGTACTCAGGTCTATTCTTCTGATAGATGGGCAGCCGAATCTCCATTCATTCCACCTCTAGATCCAACAAAGGGTGTAGTAGAGGAAGTTAATATTGAAGATGCAATTCTGTACACTAGCCCACAAAAATCTCTTCCAGTTGCAGTAACTCTTGATCAAGATTGGTTTGATAAGAATTTACCTAATCCATATAGCTCTAAAGCTCTTGGTGTTAATATTCAAGAAAGAAGAGCAGTTAAGAAATTTAGCCCTCTATTCTCATTCTCCCAGGCAAAGCAGTGGGCAGAAAACTCTGGATTTACTTCTGCTGATGAACTAGAACTTCTTATGAAGCCTGGTTATTACAAACTAGATGGAACTCAGTTCCCATGCTCTGTTAAAATTAATGGTACTGGAGTTGCAAATAGCAGTGTATTTGCTGGTAAAGAGCGTACTCGTACATCTGCAGGTAGAATGGGTGGATACCTAGAAGATACTGTCCGAAGAGGAGATAGCATTTATCTTTATCGCTCTCCCGAGTTTTACACACAATGGGGATTTGGAAATGATGCAATGTATGTAAATGTGAGTGGAGGACTTGGTGCAAATGGCTCATTTAATGTTAATAATGTACATTTCCTTGGATTAAATGAAGCGATTACCAAGAGTGAAATTCCTGACTCCATTTATACCTCCAATCCGGTTCTTCAAAATGCCAGAAGAGTAGTAAGAAGAGCATATTATATTAAAGGAAAAATTAAATCAACTCCATCATTGAATACCATCAACAGCACTGGAGTTGACGGTGCAATTGAAGTGATTGCAAATGTTTCTACTGGAACTGGAGTAAACGCTTTACTAGTACCAAGTGTCAATAGTATAGATATTGTAAATGATATTGCAGATAATGCAAATTATTATGAATTAAACTCTGCTACTATTTCAAATAGTCGTTATTTAGTAGTAGTACTGAAGCAAAGTGACTTTACTGCGGAACAATTTGACCGCATGAGAAAATATATCATTCCAGGTACAACCATGTATTGGTTGGCAGAGAATGGTAAAGTAATTAAACTATCAGATGAAGCTACTGTTGAAAATCTATCCAAGTCTACTAAAGTTCTAAGTGTCAGAAGAAAGAACGCTGGTCTCAATACAGAAGAAATTCAGGTATTAATTTCAGTATATCGCACTGCAGGTGGCAATAATGGCAATAATGCAAGTTATACTAATCCCGTAGAAGATTTAGATCTAGAAGGATATACATCTGGAAAGAGAAAACTAGTCTTCCTCAATGAAGATGGAGCAGAATTTACCACACTTGCATACAACTGGGCACTTGAAACTAGAAGGCAGTTCCTTCCAAAAGGATTCATGCATGAAGGTGGTTATCAGTCAGCAATTATTAAAACAGTAGTTTCTGGTGGAGCTAGTGGAACTAAAACAATTACATTAGACAATGTTGAATCAATTTTAACAGGGGACAAAATTGTAGCTTTAGATTCTGCTGGCAACAATTTAATTCCAGTTGGAACAAGAGTAGAGACTATTGTAGGAAATGTAATTACATTAACTGATAACATTACCACAAGCATCCCTGCTCAATCATTTGTATCATTTACACAGTTTAATATTTTTGGTGATGAGATTACTAAGTATGATATTCCTGAAATTTATGGTATCATACGTGGTTCTGAAGAAGGATACATTTCACTTATAATTGATAGAAATCCAAACTATGAAGTTGATAATTCCATTCAACCTTATCCATATGGTGCTGGTTCATTCTCAGAATATCCAACTCAATTAATTCAATTAAAAACAACACCAACTTCAACTACAACTAATTATGGTGCAGCTGAAGATGTTGCTATTGCTACAAACAGAAAGAAAGCTCTTCCATTGAGACGAAATGGTTTCACTGAAACTAGATATCTTGTTCTTGATATTGCTCCTAGAGAATTTGGCGCTATCCCTGCAGGAAATGCATCAAATCCAAACGCAGCTACATCTATTGATTCATTTATTGAGAATGCTGGAATTTCTAAGACTATTCTAACTCAGTTTGCAAACTATGATAACACCACTCTGCAATTTGGTGGTGGTATTGGTAAAGGATTTGTACAGCCAACTATAAACTTTAATAATATTACTATTGCTGCTAATGCTGAGTTTACAATTGGAAGTAATGATATTCAAAGTGCAATTAATACTGCATTGAATTCTGCAGGAAGCCTCACAAATACTAGAAGTTACAATGATAGGCTATTTGCATCTTTAGTATCTAATGGAGGAACTTCATCTAATGTTGCGTTGTATGCAACTATTAATGTTAGCACTGGAGCTATTACTTCAGTTATGGCGTATAGACTTAACAGTACTCAACAAACTACCATTAATGGTTCATTTAGAATTCAGATTAATGATGGTAGAGGATTTATTCTTTCTCCTACAGGAAGAACTGTATCATTATCAGATAACCAACTATCTGCTGACGACTTTAAAGTTGTTGCAAAGCAAAATCTTCTATCTGCAATTGCTACTACTCCAGATACTACAGGTGGTGGATCATCTCCATATCTAGATTATGTTAGAAAGAGAACAACTGGTCCTGGAGCAAATGTAGATGATGATGCACTAACTGCTAGAGGTAAAAAGATATTTCTATCTTGGCCATATGCATATAGAGCACTCAGAAGAAGATTCCCATCTGCAGGATTCCCTGTCAATGGTAACTATCAGAGCAGCCTAATTACCGTAAATGCAATTCCAGGATCTGGGTTCACATTAAACCTAACTGGGGTTACAATTGGTGCTCAATCTCCTGCTTCTGAAGCTGCAAATACATTTGGTGGAGGATATCGTGGAGGACTGATCAAGTGTAGAGGTTCTAAACTAACCCTAAATGGAACTAGATTTAGAGGAAATCTATCTCTTGATTGGACTGGATTGTTTAGTGGCAATTCATCTAGAGTTGGAGGTAGCTTCATTGCTGGGCACTCTATTGAGATGTTCCAGATGGAAGATCAGAATGAATTTACTCAAATGGGTGGAGATTTACCTGCATATGCAATTGCTACTTCTCCACAAGATGAAGAATTTAGAACTCTATCAGAATATAATCCACAATCAAATATTTACCTAGAGCCATCTAAGGATCCATATGGTAGATTATCCGATGGTGATGCTAGAACATTCCCAATTAATACACTACAAGCTATTAGAAGATTTAATAAGTCTTCTCAGGGTGTAGTTCCTTGGACTGGAGAAAGTGAAATTCCTAAAGGAGGATTACTGACAAAAGTTGCATTGAATGAAAGATATCAAACTCCTAATAAAATTTATTATGATGCTCCAAACGGAACTCCAACTGGAAATCATATTCCTACTGCATCTGGAAATAGTTCTGCTGTATTATTAAGATGGAATGATGGCACTACAACCATCACTTCTAGTTCTCAATTGTCAATGCCTACATCTGTAGTTTCATATGCACAATTAGAACCTAAGACATTATCATTCTTCTATGCAAACAATGAAGCAGGTGAAGATATTATTAGAAATATCTTCGTTGGTAGGAATGCAAGTAAATTTGTTAAATTTGATAACATTGAAACTACTTACGCAACAGCAACTAAAGTTATTACCACTGGGGATACATTCTTTATCAATTCTAGTACTGGAGCTGTAACTAGAGCTGGAGCTGGACAATCAGGAGATTATAAGTTTGTAAAAATTACATATTCCGGATCTTTCTCTGCACTATCTAAAGTTAATTCAACAAAGATTGATATTAATGTTAACTATCTAAGTTCAATTAGATATAACTATGTTGCAACTGCAACTTCACGTTATCAAAAGACTATTGTAGGAACTAACTCAAGATTAATTCTTTCCCAAGATGATAACGTTATTAGATACTCTGAGCCAGCTAACTTAGCAATCTCTAATATTGATTCTACATTTACAGTAGCAAATGCTAGCAGATCCACAATTTATGAATTGAGAAATGTCACAAGACCTTCTGCAACATCTGGTAAAGTTGTATTGTCTACAAATAGCAGTGGAAAATTAACCAGCCTAGATATCATTTCTATTGGTAGTGGACATCTCAAGAATGATGTATTTGAAATTTATAGTGGAGCTACAAAAATCTCTAATACATTTACAATGACAGTTAGAGATAATTACAATGAAGAATTACTTGAACTATTTGAAAATGGTGAATTTAAAGTCATTCTTCCTAACAATTGCTTTATTGTAAATAGTGTAGAAAATCCAACTATTGCTTCAAATCTAAAATCTCAGATACTAAAATCTAAGTCTATATTTAAGCCTGGTGGATATATTTTATATAATAACATTTATTACAAGATCGCTGTTAATAATCCTACAACTAACAGTCCATACATAGGTGTATACAAATATATCAATGAAACTAACACCTCTGATATTAGAGCAGATATTGTAGTGATGTTAGAAGATTCTGAGTATTCTCCAACATATCCAAGCAATACAAGATTTGATGTCTTTGATTATGACAATATCCTAGATTATTGGCCTGCAACAGGAAGAATTGTAATTGGTAATCGTGAAACATGTGACTTCACAAAGGCCGGAAATTCATCAGATCCTAAGGGATATGAGCTTCGTCTAACAAGAAGCATGACCAAGTACTGGCCACATTACATTCGTGACTGGGAAGGTCTAGATCCAAACAATTCTTCTGATGCTACTGTTACCGTTGATAGTGTTATTCCTACTACACTTACATTAGCAGATCCAGTAGATGTAACTTGTTATGGAATTAAGAGATTCAATGCTACAGGATCTGGAAATAACATTGAAGGTATTACTTATGGTGGATCATCTACATATGTAACTCCTACTGGAATTGTAGCTAATAAACTTGCTAAAATATCAATTAGTTCTACTACTGATGCACAAGGATTACTCGCTGACTTTGAAAAACTTTCAATTGGTCAGACTGTTACTATTCCATATAGAGATATTTCAAAGCCTGCTGTAAGTGGACAAGCTGCAACTAACTGGAATGCAGTCGAAATTGTTGTTGGCGATCCTCAAAATACAGCCGCATCTAACATCTCAAGTAATAGAGAAGGTGATAGACGTATTAGTGGAAGTATTGCATATAGAACTTCAGGATTTAAAGCTGTATTTTATAAGCATACTTATAATATTCATGCAACTAATACTCAAGATACCTCAATTTATCAGTATATCAATCCTCTTGTTTCTGCAAACTTAAGTTCCGCAAGAGATTCTTCTGTTGAGCAACTTCACCCAGGTGGATTTAGGAGATGGGGATATCTCGGTGCTATAAGTGGATTAAATGCAAATGCTGGCCAAAAAGCTCTCACAATTTCTTCTGCATTCGTAAGAAGTATGCAAAGAATTTCTAGTGCTGCAACATTTGTAGCTACATTTGATGCAATTGATACCCCAAATGATCCATATGAAAGATTAATGACTGTTTCTGCCCAGCCATCATTTGGAGCAATCACAAAAGGTCAACCTTTATACTTAAATTCAAATTATACTAACTTGATTGGTTATGTGGTTGGTATGGATGGAGATGTCCGCTCATTAGATGATGGAACATATGAAGATTCTATTAATCTATCTGGAAATGGAGGAATTGGAACCTACAGAGTTCTACTTGTAGAAAATCCACCAGCACTAACTGGAAATGTGACAGTATATGGACAAAAAAATTCAACAGATTGGTTATATTATGCTCCAAACAATTGCTGTTGGATAAATAATGTCGATTATAAAGTTGTAAATTCTGATAATACAACAACTGTATATCTAAACAATAATCTAGTTGATCCTGATGGAGGAAGAAATCCTGGAGATAATCCTCCTGGCGATGGTAGCGCAAGCACACTTTCAATCGCTGCAGGTTCTAATATTGTATTCTACTATAGTGGTTATTATGATAATAGTATAATTTTAACTCTAGATAAACCATTGACTAAAGCTATTCCAGAGGGAACGAAATTTAATATTGCACCTACACCAGACTATGGTTATAATAATGACTATGGACATCCTGGAAAGGGACAAAATAATTCATTCCTATTCAAGTCAAGAATTCTTGATCTGGAAAAGGATGGCACAAATGGCAAGATTAATGTTTACCTTGCAGATCCATTCCCAACTGCAAATTGGAACCGAGATTCATCCGGAGCATTACTAGCGGATGGTTCAACCACATCAAGTCCAGTTAAAACTTACGGTATGATGTACATTAATCATGGTGGATGGACTTATCCTAAGACTGGTGGTAGTGCATTCCGTGCAAATAATATTAAACTTGCTAATGCAAATGCTAGTGATTCAGTATTCTGCACTGAAATTTATCTTCCAAATAGAAGTGGTAGAGTTAGAGCTGGAGATTTACTGTCATACACTTGGGAAGATATCTACAGAATTCAAGCTACTACTGATCTAACTTGTACAATTACAACAAGCACTGCAAGTAAAGAAATTACTTTAAGTTCTACATCTGATGCAAAATTTGCACAGCAGATCATTCTACCTGGATATATCATTTATAGTTCTAGTGGAGTTGAGTTGGGAACTGTTTCTAGTGTAGATGCTACCAAGATTTACTTGGTGGAAAATTCCAAGGCTGCTGTTACAACTAATGCTTCATGGAGATACACTTCTACTGGAAGAACATATACATATTCTTCTCAGATCTTTACAGTGGATCCTCCATCAACCACAAGTAGCAATGAATATTTTGGATATTCAAGATGTACCATCATTGCAAATAATGCCCACATTCTACATAATGGATATAGAGATAGCCACAAGCCAAATTGGTATACAATCCAAGATGTGTTTGTAAGCCATAGATTAGGAAACTTTACATTTGATGGTCCTATTGCAAGAAAGTTTGTTTACTCTGATACTGGAGTTAAATTAACCTTCGGAGAATATAAAATCTGGTATGAAAGATATCAAAATTATATTAACGCAAATGAAAACTCTACTGGACAGGCAATGTCTGGAAGACAAGGTTGGGTTGGAAACTTCGGATTATCTGCATCAGGTCAAAGAACCATTGGTATTCAATTAAATGGTGCATCATCACTACAAAGAGGTAGACAATATAATAGTTCTATCTGGCTAACTGCAGTTCCAGTTCATGCCAAGTGGGAAAATGCTTCATATTCACCATACATGCTACAATGTAATGTTGGTTCAACTATTGAAAGTAATTATGCTCCAACCACATTAACTAACTATGATGGTGTTGGATCATTCACATTCTCAGCATTGAATCATACTACATTATCGACAGGTTCTATCTATGCTTCTCATAATACTGGTGATTATGCTTCATATGGTGGGGAATCTTACGATACTAAGCAGTATCAGTTTATCTCAACCAATACTAGATTGAGATATTCTCTACAAAATGGTACAGTATCTGATACTGGTAGTGTTGCAGGTGGTAGTTCTTCAAGACTTGCAGAACAATTGGCTATCAATAATGTTATTAACTACAAACCATCACTAAGCACTACTTTTGCACGCCAGAATCAATCACTGTCTATCTCTATAACATCTGGATCATCAACTATTACGGGAACAAACGTAGCACTCACACTACTTCCAGGTGACGTAGTTTATGCAGATCAATCACCATCTCCATCTAGTTTTGTTGGCGTTGTAAGATCAAAAGGTGCGAATGACAATGAAGTGATTATTTCTCAAGCTTATACAGGAACTACAATTACAAATGATACAGCTTGGTCATACATTTCTCCACGAGTAATGCACTCAACAACTGCTGGTGCTGGTGCTGTGGCTGGACAATCACTAGTATTCTCTGGTGACTCTGAAACTGGTGTAACTCCAACTAATGTTGGAACTCTCGGATACAACGTGATTGGAAACAACAAGCCAGGATTTAATAGATATAATATAAGATTCAATGTTGATAGAAGAGTATACAACCAGTCAACACTGATAAATACTTTCAACAACTTGAAACCTGTAGAATCTTTTGATGTAGCAAACAGAGTTATTGATATTAAATTTGGAGATTTATCCACCTACGTATCACCACTATTCAATGTGGAAGTTACAAGATTTAATCCAAAAACTCACGTCGAAACATCTATTTCTGTGGTTGGAGATCCCCTACACATTTAATTACCGAAAATTTAACTATGGCTTATTTTTTAACAGATCAACAAGAATATGAATTGAATTTATTCTTAGATGAGCAAAACCGAATAGCATATCATAAACAAATGGAATCGGATGAACTTTCAGACGAACTGAAAGAAATCATTAAAAAGACTGAAGAAACTGGTAGTCCGATTCCAGCCTTTGATCCAAAGTATGGGTACTATACTGTTTCCTTCACTCCTTGCAATGAAGGAAACCGAATCTATGCTCATCATCATATCACTAATCAATCTAAGGCAATCTATGATCCTGCAAATAATGTAGAAATTATAGATGATCAAGTTAGTGTTAAGGAACCAGATGTGCCAGTGAATGAATTGGAAAGTACTCCAGAAGAACCTACTGTATTGGATGATGATTTTGAAGACATTGATAAGATTATAGATTCTATCATTCCAGAAGAAGATTCTGACATTGATGCAACATCTCAAAAGTTAACTTCTTTGTTTGGACCTCCACCAGATCATATTTTACAAGAGATGCAACTACAATCAGAATAAATAGAAGAGGGATATATATCCCTCTTTTCTAATAGGTAAATACCGACAGGACTTGCCATATGGCTACAAATATTAGGCTTAAATCTAGCTCTCAATCTGGAAAAGAACCTACACTTTCAGAATTGTCTCTAAGAGAATTGGCAGTTAATACTGCTGATGGCAAATTATTCCTTAGAAAGGGCGATGGAACTGGCACAGATAAAATTATAGAGGTAACTGCCCCATTAAAGGCTAGTGAGCCTATGGGACACGAAGATAAGTCTCAAAGTACCATTTCTTTTGACAGTGGAACTAGGGTTTTCACGATTCAACCAAGTTCTACCTCATTCAATGTTTGGTGTAAAGGAGTAAAGTATAATATAACTAGTGCTCGCACAGTAACTATTCCAAATACGACTGGACTATATTTTATTTACTTTGATGCAGATGGAGTTCTACAATATAGAACTTCATATTTTGATTGGGAGAATGATACTCCAACTGCGTATGTTTATTGGAATTCAACTACTGCAACTGCGCCATTTGTGGCAGACGAAAGGCATGGTATTGTTTTAGATTGGCAAACCCACGAATACCTACACAGAACTCGTGGTGCAGTAATTGCTAATGGATTTTCAATCAGTAATTATATTACCACCGGAACTGGTGCAAACAATTCAGATGCTCAGTTTGATCTCAGCGGTGGTACATTTTTTGATGAAGATTTAGAAGTTATAGTTACTCATAGTAATAGTCCGACTGCAAATACATGGCAACAAGATTTGCAAGGTCCAGCTCGAATTCCGGTTTTTTATCAGAGTGGAAATTCGTGGGTGGTGGATGCTCCTACAGATTATGCTGTAAAGCAAGGAACATCAAGAATTAAGTATAATTTATTGAGTGGGGGAACGTGGTCAACTCCAGATGTAGCTACCAATACTCATTATACTACATCTTGGATAATTGCGACAAACAATATCAATTACCCTGTAATTACAATTATGGGGCAGAGTCAATCAAGTTTAATCAGTGATCAAGAAGAATTAACATTTGCTGATTTAACTTTAAGTGATTTTCCAATTGTAGAATTTAGACCTATTTGGAAAATTATTTGGCAGACAGATTCTGGATATGCTAATACTCCAAAAGCAAGAATTGCTGCCGTATTTGATATTAGACAACTTACTTCCACTGGTGGGATTTCTGGAACTACTCCAGTATCTGACCATGGATTGCTCAGTGGACTTGGTGATGATGATCATTTACAATATGTGCATGTTAGTGAAAACAGAACTATTACTGCAAATCATACTATTACTGGCAATTTAACTTTATCTAGTGGATTAAGAGATAGATTAGGTAATTTAGGTAGTGCTGGACAATTTTTATCATCTACTGGTACAAATATAGAGTGGAAATATCCAACTGTTACAAATGTTTTATATGTATCTAAAGATGGTAATGATTCAAATTCTGGAACTAGTTTACAGAATGCTAAAGCTACAATAAAATCTGCATTGTCAGTTGCATCTGCAGGAACTGTAGTAAAAGTTTCGGCTGGAAATTATATAGAAAATAATCCAGTTATCATTCCAGCACAAGTTAGTGTAGTTGGAGATTCTTTAAGAGAAGTCAGTGTTAGTCCTCAAAATTCTGGAAATTTATTTTATGTAAACAATGGATCATATGCATCCAATATGTCATTTACATCATCAACATCAAACAGCGGAGCAATATTTTCATTTAATCCGTCAGATCCTCCATATATTAATCAGTCTCCATATATTCAAAATTGTACTAATTTTATTTCTGGGTCCACTGGATTACTTATTGATGGAGATAATTGCATCGGACAACTTAAGAGTATGGTCGTAGATTCATATACACAATTTAATCAAAATGGAATTGGTGCTAAAATACAAAATGATGGATATGCTCAATTGGTATCTATGTTTACAATATGCACAGATAAAGCTATTGAATGTAGAAATGGTGGCGGTTGTGATTTAACTAATTCCAATTCATCATTTGGAAATTATGGGTTAATTGCTGATGGAGTTAGTGATTTAAAATATACTGGAAGTGTAACCTCTGCTATTTCTGCGAATACAACAGATAGTATAAATGTAGATATTTCTACTCCTACATATAATGTTACCGGGGCATCTTATAATAATTCTACTGGAGAAGTTACAGTTACAATTGGATCTCATTCAATTCAAGTTGGAATGGATGTAAAAATTGAAAATTTAACTTTTAGTTGTACTTCTGGTGGATCATCCAGTAATCAAGTATTTCCTTCCGGAAATTATGGATATGTATTTACGGTAAAATCTGTAACATCTACTTCAATAACTGCAAATGTTGGAAGTTCTACATTGAGTCATACTTATGTATCTGGCGGAACTGTTAAAATTAACAATGTAAAGCCATATGATGGTCAAGTAGTTACTTTTAATAATACTTTATATTATCAAGTTAACAAAATTACTATTACGAATGGTGGAAATAATTATACAACAGCACCAAATATTACAATATCTAGTCCAGCAACTTCTTGGGGAATTGGTGCTCAAGCTATAGCTGAAATTCAAAACGGCCAAATTAAATCTATCGAAGTTATCTCATCTGGTAGAGGATACACATCCAGTCCCCCAACATTAACATTGTCTGGGGGTGGAGGTTCTGGAGTTACATATTCAGTTGAAATGGCCCCACAATATTATGTGATAGATACTACAGAACAACTAAGTTCAAATAATTATAAAATTACTCTTACTGATACAATTCCATTTAGTGTTGCTCAAAATGATTCAATTGAATTTTATAAACAGACTAGATTATTAGCATCTGGGCATTCATTTGAATATATTGGATCTGGAACTGATATTCAAACTAGTTTACCGTTTAAAGGTGGGGTAAGCATTCAAGAAAATGAAGTTGATATGAAAAATGGAGGATTAGTAGTATATACATCTACTGATCAATCCGGAAACTTTAGAATAGGCGATGGAGTTGTAATAAATCAATTAACCGGAACAATAACTGGAAATTCTTACTCTAAGAGTTTATTTTCATCAATAACTCCATTCATTCTAGCTTTAGGAGCGTAATTAACAATGGCATTAAAAAATAATGTATTTAAAACTATAGCAGAAGTAGTTCCTACTAGCTCTACTTTAATATATACTGCACCTACCGGATATTCGGCTGTTCTTCTATTGGCACAAGTTGCAAATATTAGCACAACAACATCATATGATGTTACTTTAATTTATACTAGAGGTAGTACAAATACTGAATTATTTAAATCATTTCCAGTTCCATTTAAAGATACCGTTAATTTATTGCAAGGAAAATTAGTCTTAGAATCTGGAGATAAATTATATTTGTCTGGTAGTAATGGAAGTAATTTGAAATTTGTAGCATCTGTTTTAGAAACAATTAATTAGTAGTACTTAAAATGGCAAATTATCTTTCAGATAGACTTAAAAAGTTACAGGTTGGTATTTCTGGGTATACCGATTCCATTGATGTTGCCAATATTATTGGAAACTCTACTTTTGATGGTTCTGTAGAACTAAAAAAATCTTTAAAAGATAAAGATGGCCAGGTAGGAACTTCTGGTCAAATTTTAGCATCTAGTGGCACTGGAATACAATGGATATCTGCACCACCAGGAGGAGTTTCAGTATATGAAGAAAATACATTATTAGGAAATTTGTATGGCACTACAGAAATTAAATTTGTTGGAAATTATATAACTGCAACTTCATCTGGATCAACTGCAACTGTAACTCTTTCAGATTTATCATTAGATAATTTAACAGATGTTGTTATTTCATCTCCATCCAATAATCAATTATTGAGATATAATAACTCAAATACTAGATGGGAAAACTGGATTCCAAATTTTACTCTAGGTACTGATACAACTGGAAATTACGTAGCAAATTTAGTTGCTGGCACTGGAGTTACTCTTACTAATGGTACGGCAACTGAGGGAGGAACTCCTACAATATCAATCGGACAAAGTGTAGGTACAACTGATAATGTATCATTTAATAATTTAACGGTTGCTGGAACATTAACAGTCAATGGAACTTCAACAGTTATTAATTCAACTGTAACTACAATTGATGATCCAATTATTACATTAGGAGGAGATACTGCTCCAACAACTGATGATTCAAAAGATCGTGGAATAGAGTTTAGATGGCATGACGGATCAAATGCAAAAATTGGTTTTTTTGGATTTGATGATAGTACAGGATATCTGACATATATTCCAGATGCAACCAATTCAAGTGAAGTTTTTAGTGGTACTCTTGGAGACATTCAAGCAACTAATTTTCGTGGTGCATTAGTAGGAAACGCAGATACTGCCACTAAATGGAGTACAAAACGCACATTAACATTAAGTGGAGATGTATCTGGAACTGCTACTGATATTGATGGATCTGGTAATATAAGTGTTACTTCAACTTTAGCAAGTTCTGGAGTAACTGCTGGAACATATACATCAGTTACAGTAGACACTAAAGGTAGAGTAACCGCCGGGACTAATCCAACAACTTTAGGTGGCTATGGTATAATAGATGCATTAACTACTTCTTCCACATCTACCCAATCTGGTTATTTTGGTGATATTTTCTTGTATGATGATTCAACGCCAAGTCATTATCTACAAATAACAAATAGTGCTAATTTAACGGCAGAAAGGACATTAAGTGTTAATGTTAATGATGCAGATAGAACTATATCATTAAGTGGTAATTTAACCATTAGTTCTAATGCTACTGTTTCAGGAAGTAACACAGGGGATCAAACTATAGAACTAACTGGTGATGTAACTGGTACTGGTACTGGATCATTTGCTACTACATTATCCAACTCTGGAGTAAGTGCCGGAACATATACATCAGTTACAGTAGATGCTAAAGGTAGAGTAACAGCAGGGTCAAATCCATCGATAGCACTTACTGATTCACCATCATTTACCACTCTAGTAAATTTAAATAATCAAGCTGAACTTAGATTTTTAGAAGATACCACTAATGGAACCAATTATGTAGGACTTAAGGCACCGGCAAATATAACTACAAATAGAATTTGGGTTCTTCCAAATGTAGATGGTACTAATGGCCAAGCTTTAATTACTGATGGAGCTGGAAATTTATCTTGGAATACTTTTGGTGGAGTAGATTTTCTAACTAGTAGCAATACATCAACTCAATCTGGTTATTTTGGTGATATTTTCTTGTATGATGATTCAACGCCAAGTCATTATCTACAAATAACAAATAGTGCTAATTTAACGGCTACTAGATCATTGAGTGTCAATGTTAATGATGCAAATAGAACTATCTCCCTTTCTGGAAACTTAACTGTTTCTGCAGATGCTACTGTTTCAGGAAGTAATACAGGAGATCAAACTATAACATTAACTGGCGATGTAACTGGGACTGGTACTGGATCATTTGCTACTACATTATCCAACTCTGGAGTCACATCTGGGACATACACATCAGTTACAGTAGATGCTAAAGGTAGAGTAACAGCAGGGACCAATCCTACAAGTACTGGAACAGGAAATGAAGTAAGAGCAGATTCACCATCATTTACTACCCTAGTAAATTTAAATAATCAAGCTGAACTTAGATTTTTAGAAGCTTCTGGAAATGGAACCAATTATGTTGGATTTGAAGCTCCAGCAAACATAACTACAAACACAATTTGGTTTCTTCCGAATGCAGATGGCACTGCTGGGCAGGCATTAGTTACCAATGGATCTGGAACTTTATCTTGGGCTACCGCTGGTGGTGGTGGTGCAAGTGGATTTGGAGGTTATAACAATTCAATTACATCATCAGTTTTTGTTTCTGTTACTTCTGGAATTGGCACAACTGTAGCATCTTTGAATGATATTACTACTGGTCCAGGTATTGCATATACATTTCCATCGACTGCCGGTAAAAAATATGTAATCGAATCTATACATGTTACCAATACATTTACTAATGAATTATATTTTGTAGCAAGACATGACTTTAATGGTGGATCAAATGTTCCATTGGCCCAACGAGTGATTGTTCCATATCAAGGTGCGATGGAATTTTTAGATCAACCAATTATCGCAAGTCCATCAGATACTATAAGATTTCAAGCACTTTCTAATGCTTCGCCAACTGCAGTAGGTATTGATGGGGGTTTGGATGCATTTATTATCATTTCAGAAAAAAGTGACACTACTTATATTGGAACTGGAGGTATAGTATCAACTGCAACGGGAACTCAAATTTTCCAGGCAACAACAGGGAATGCAATGTTGCAATCAATTAAACTTTGCAACTATAGTTTAAATACTGATATTGATGCATCTGTTTCTATCTATCGTGGCACTTTGGCATCTGGAGTAAGATTAGGATACTTAGCTTTTAATATTACAATTCCAAAAAATAGTGTAATTGAACTATTAGTAAAACCAAAATATCTTGCAACAAATGATTCTATAGTCGCATCAGCATCTTTAGCAAGCGCATTGGCAGTCACATTATCAGGCAAATATATAGTATGAGTTTTAAATTATTTGTATGTCTCTTTTAATTGCTATGCCTTGTTATGGTGGACTTGTCAGTGATAAAACAGCAAAAGGATTATTTAATCTGGGGAAAGAACTGAGAACCGCAAACATTGACCATGGTTTACTTACAATGGCAAATGAAAGTCTTGTTACTCAAGCAAGATCTAAGATGGTTAATTTTTTTATGAATAATACAGAATATGAAAGAATTTTATTTATTGATGCTGATGTTGGATTTACTGCGGAAGATGTATTTAATCTTTTAAAGTACGATAAAGATATTATATGTGGAGCTTATCCTATGAAAGGAATTCCACTTAGATATAATTATAATATTACAAAACCAGAAATAATTGAAGGAGAATTAATACAAATTGAAAATATTGGGTTTGGTTTTGCTATGATTAAAAGAAAAATTTTTGAGGATATTTCTCAAAAATATGGTGAAGAATTAAAATACTATCCACCAACTAATAATTCTACTTTCCCACCAACTGAAAAAGAATATAATAATTCATATCATTACTTTCTAGAACTTAAAAAAGATATGGCATATCTTCCTGAAGATTTTTCATTTTTTGAAAGAGCAAAAAGTGTTGGATACACTGTCTGGTTAAATAGTAATATTAGACTCGCCCACGTTGGGTCTCACGTTTATCAAGAAGGATAATTAAATGGCAACTGGTGTTTTTGGACTTAACAGAGTTTATAAAAATCAATACCAAAATGTAAAAAGTAATAATTTTGCAAGTTGGCCTGAGTCTGGCAATTATGGTTACTATGCTTCGGGATCCAATCTTAGCACTGTTTTTGCAAGACTTGATTTTTCCAATGAGACTGTAAGTGACCCAGGAAAATATTTACCTTCAGGATCTAGGCGTTTTGCAATGGGAGTTTTCAATAATTCATATGGGTATGTTGGTGGTGGAGATACACCACCAAATTTTATAAACACTAACACCATTACAAGACTTGATTTTTCGACTGAAAATGTAAGTCTTCCTGGAAATAATTTACCATCAGCAGGAACAAACGCAGCTGGAGTTTCTGGTAAATCATATGGTTATTTTGCTGGAGGCAATTATTCAGGATTTGTCTCTAGTAACATCAGAAGACTTGATTTTTCTAATGAAACTTTTAGTATCCCGGGACAAAATATACCTTCAGAAAGACACTATATAAGGTCAGTTTTTACTGATTTATATGGTTATCTTGCGGGTGGATTTGATCCAGGATTTGTGCTAACTAACACTATACCAAGGCTTGATTTTTCTAACGAAACTGTAAGTAGTCCAGGAAAAAATTTACCTTCAGGAAGAAGTAATGTTGGACCAATTTTTAACAATTATTTTGGATATTTTGGTGGTGGATATCTCAATGGTCCATACATAAGTAATATTACAAGACTTGATTTCTCAAATGAAACTGTAAGTGACCCAGGAAACAATTTGCCTGGTGTACGGGGACATATAGCAGGAACTTCAAGTAATACTTATGGATATTTTGGAGGTGGCGGAACTCCTGGATTTGACTCGAATGTAATCAATAGACTTGATTTTTCTAGTACAACATTAAATAATCCAGGGAAAAATTTACCTATGATAGTTGTTTCGGCGGTTGGACTTACTGGAGGTAAATCTTATACTAAAATGACCAAAACTTATGGGTACTTTGGTGGTGGATACTTTCCAGTATTTGTTAATACAATTTCAAGACTTGATTTTTCAACTGATGGTTTTAGCAATCCTGGAAAAAATTTACCAACTGTTAGGGGATGGACCGCAGCAGTTTCAAATAATTTTTACGGATACTTTGGTGGTGGAGCTAGTCCATCAATTATCAATACAATATCAAGACTTGATTTCTCCAATGAAACTGTAAGTGATCCTGGAAAAGATTTACCTTTAGCAAGATATAATTTCGCAGGAACATCAAGTAATTCTTATGGATATTTTGGTGGTGGGGCTGCCCCAGGAACAGAGATTTGCACAATAACAAGACTTGATTTCTCCAATGAAACTGTAAGTGATCCTGGGAAAAATTTATCATCAGCATTACAAAATTCAGTAACAGTCTCAAATAGTTCATATGGATATTTTAGTGGTGGACACTCCACAATATCAAGACTTGATTTTTCCAATGAAAATGTAAGTAATCCTGGGAAAAATTTATCATCAGCATTACAAACTATGACAGCAGTTTCAAATAATTCTTATGGATACTTTGGTGGTGGGTATTTACCACCATATATTAATACAATTTCTAGACTTGATTTTTCCAATGAGACAGTAAGTAATCCCGGAAAGAATTTACCAGTTGGTGTTAGTAGATTGGGTGGAACATCATCTATGTTTTTTGGATATTTTGCAGGAGGTCAGACTTCACCGACTGTAAGAACTGCCTCTGTCTCAAAGATTGATTTCTCAACCGAAAATATAAGTGCTTCTCCTAGTTTACCAAGTGCTAGAAATATTTTAACAGGTCTTTCAAACTCAAACTAATATTATGAAAACTTTTTATTTTATGTCTGGACTTCCACGTTCAGGTTCTACCTTACTGACAGCATTACTCAATCAAAATCCAGAAGTACATGCATCTACAAACTCTCCACTTTTAGATACAATACACTACACAGAAGAGTATCTTTTATATCAATCAGAACAATACAAAGCAACACCAAATCCAGAAGGAGCACATAAGGTCTTATCATCAATACCTGATAACTATTACTTCAATATCCCACAAAACATTATCATAGATAAATCTAGAGGTTGGGTTAATGAAATTCAACACATTCAAGATTATATTACAAAAGAACCAAAGATTATATGTCCAGTCAGAGATATTCAAGATATTATCTCCTCATTTCTAAATCTTGTTTATCATTCAAAAACAACTTCTTTTATTGACGAAGCACTTATTTCTAATGGTATAGAGATTAATAATGATAATCGTGCAGACTACCTAATGTCTCCACAAGGGATTATCGGACAATCATATCATGCACTTTCAGAAGCATTTCGTAAAGGTAACAATAAATATTTGTTATTAGTTGAATACGATAATCTGGTAAATAAACCACAACAAGAACTTAATCGCATTTATGACTTCTTAGAACTTTCAAAATTTACTCATACTTTTGAAAATATAAAACCAAAATGTGATGAGAACGACGAAGTTTATGGTTTAGAGAATATGCACACTGTCAGAAATAAGGTTGAAAAAATACATCGTGATAATACAAAGTTCTTAAGTGAGTATGTGATTGATAAATATAATTATATGGAGTTCTGGAAATCAAGAACTCAAAGATATTCTATTTTTGGACTCTAATGGCAGTATTTTCACTCAACGAAGTTAAGGTAGAACAAGTAAAAAATATTGAAAATAATAACTTCATTAGTTGGCCCGAAAGTGCTAGTTATGGATATTTTGGAGGTGGATATATTGCTGGCACGCCTAGTGTATCATCCAATTTTAATAGACTTGATTTTTTCAATGAAACATTAAGTGCCCCTGGAAGAAATTTACCTTCAGCAATATCAAGAGGTGCAACAGCAACTTCAAATTTATATGGATATTTTGGTGGAGGTAGTTTTGGTTCAGGTGGAGTGTCTGTAGTCACAAGACTTGACTTTTCTAATGAAACTTTTAGTAGTCCAGGAAAAAATTTATTTCTTGGATCTAGATTACTTGGTGGTGTTTCTAGCATTTCATATGGATATTTTATTGGTGGGTTTACTCCAGGTTTTGATAGTACAATACAAAGACTTGATTTCTCTAGTGAAAATGTAAGTAACCCTGGAAAACCTTTGCCTTTTGGAAGGGCAGGGATTGCAACTGTGTCAAATAATCTATATGGTTATGTGGGGGGTGGTGCGGTAACAAGTTTAATTGCAAGACTTGATTTTTCGACAGAAAATATAACTACTCCAGTAAATAGGTTACCTAATACTAGAGATTCTTTTGGTGGAGTTTCTAGTAAATTATATGGATATTTTGGAGGTGGTTATACTTGGCCACCAGCTTTAGTATATAATACTATTACAAGATTGCAGTTTGACACCGAAACCATAAGTAATAATCCTAGCACACTAGCAGGTATTTCTAGAGCATCTCCTTCAACAGTTAACACTGACTCATATGGATATTTTGCTGGTGGATTTTTCTCACCTCCATATTCATTTGTAAGTACTATAACTAGACTTGATTTTGGGACAGGAAGTACAACTAATTTAGCTAACAATCTTCCACAAAATAATCATGGACTATATTCAATGTCTGGTGGGACATCATTTTATCGTGGTTCTAAAACTTATGGATATTTTGCTGGAGGTAATGATCCGGTTCCTTCAGCAATTTCTACAATCAATAGACTTGATTTTTCTAATGAAACATTAAGTGACCCCGGAAAAAATCTTCTAGTAAATTGTGGTAACTCAGCAACGGTAGCATCTAATAATTATGGTTATATATGTGGAGGAAATCGGCCAAGTTTGTTTACTTCTGTAGTGCAAAGACTTGATTTTGTTAATGAAACTGTAACTATCACTGGAAAAAATTTACCTATGCAAACTGGTAATGTAACAGGGACTTCATCAAGTTCTTATGGATATATAATTGGTGGATATACTGGGGTGACACCACCAGTATGGTTTACTTCTTTAATCAGAAGAATAGATTTTTCAACCGAAAATGTAAGTCTTCCGGGAAAAAATTTACCTGGAGTAAGATATTCTGCGGCAACAGTTGCAAATACATCTTATAGTTATATTTGTGGCGGTGATATTCCTACTGGTAGAACATCTAATGTTTTTAGACTTGACTTTTCTAACGAAACTGTAAGTAGTCCAGGAAAAAATTTACCACTGGCCGCAACAGGTCAAGGCTCAGTTTCTACTAATTTATATGGTTATATTGCGGGTGGATTTGCACCACCAATCAGTACCATTACAAGACTTGATTTTTCCACAGAAAATTTAAGTCTTCCTGGCAAAAATTTCACAATACCAAGATCTAATATAAGAGGAACACTAAGTAGTTATTATGGATATTTTGCTGGTGGAAGCAATCCACCAACCTCAGCGAACCTCAGCACTATCACAAGAATTGATTTTATCACAGAAAATTTAAATGATCTAGCAAATAATTTTTCCATAACAAAATTTTCAGTAAATTCACTGGCAAACTCAAACACACACTAAATAAAATACCTACATCATTTTGATATGAAATCTGGAGCAACTGAAAGTTCTTTTTATTACCTAAATCAACATTATCAATTTCCAAATAATGTTGAAGTTTCAAGAAGTATAGAAGTCTTAGCACAATCAGATAAACAATATAAAATTCTCTGGGCGCATGATAACTGTGACCAACCACAACTCTTAAGACTTCCAGAACTTGTATCGCAGATTGATAAGATTGTCTGCGTATCAAACTGGGAAGCAGAGCAATATATCAAATATAAGCGAGCACCGGAAGACAAAATTGTAGTCATTCCAAATGGTGTTGCAGATATTTTCAATCTTAAATCCCCAAAATCAAAGACAGCAATCTATTTCTCTGGGCCACACAAGGGTATTGTACCACTTCCAAAAATTTGGAGGCAGGTGATTCAAAATCACCCAGATGCAAAGTTAAAAGTATTTTCTTCTCATAATCTTTATGGAGAACAATACGAACAACACTTTAAGATTCCAGAACACTTAGAGGCAATTGAAGAATTAAAGTCTCTTCCTGGTGTTGAGTATTCTCCTTGTATTGACCGTGAAACACTACTACCTCATATCCAAGATGCTGCATTCTTCGTACATCCTAATGTCTGGGAAGAGACCTTCTGCGTGTCTCTAGCAGAGGCAATGGTTTGTGGGTGTTATCCAATTACCAGTGATATAGGAGCATTAAGTGAAATTTCATTCAATCGTGGTAAGTACATTCCAATGGATGGAAAAAATACTTCGGTTGGTTGGGAGCCATCTCCCAAGTTTATCAATGAATTCGCGCAAGAACTTTCAAGATGTTTTGAGTTTTTTGATAAAGAACCAGAAACTTTTTATAATGCAACGAAAGAACTTTCTTGTATCACCAAAGAAACTTATGATTGGAAGAAAATTGCAGTAGTATGGAAAAACCTCATTAATAATATTCAGTCTCAAACAGTAAGTCGCCCAAAGTATTACTGTATGGTGAATATAAAGTGTTCTGAAAAGTATACTCACCTTGCTTTAGATACATTCTTCAGAAATAGTATTTTCAATTCAAATGATAAGTTCTTCTTGATTGATAATGATAAAACATTTACTCAAGACTATGAGAATGTAACAATCATTTCAAACTCATCACCAAAGTCATTTGCAGAGAATATGAACTTTATTCTCAAACAAGCACTTATCGATGGTGCTGATTTTGTTGGACTGAATAATGATATTGCATTTACAAAAAATTGGAATCACAATCTTGGTGACTCTAGTAGTATTTCAATTCCATTATGCAATCAACATCTACAGGTTGGTGGACTAAAACCAGAAATGCAACTTGAAGAGTTTGTTGGAAAAGAAGATCAATTGAATGAGTTAGCACAACATATTACAACAAACAACCAAGATATTCCTACAAATTTAATCAAAGCATTCTATTGTTTCTATGTTCCTCATGAAGTGAGTTCAAAGGTTGGTCTGCTGGATGAAGAGTTTGGACTTGGTGGTGGAGAAGATATTGATTATACCTTAAGAGCAGAACAACTTGGTATTGAAACTAAGTTTAATCGTGGTTCATATCTTCTACATTTTTCTCATAGAACATTAGATCATGAGACAGTAGAAGAAAAAGATAAAAGAACAGAACAATTATACCTGCATTTTTGTAAAAAGTGGGGTAAAGAAATTGCAAATTCAAGATTATCTCTTGCAGTAACTCAAAGATATTCTTGATAAATAACAATAACACTATTAAAAGATTGAATAAGTATGTCTAACAATTATGAAGCAATTGCACTTGCAACATCTAAAGAAGTTTTAGATGATAGTAATGAGTTTATGTTAAAAGTTCTTCAAGAGGCAACTCGTTGGGAAGAAAGTGAAACTGAACTTGCACAAGGTCGTTCAGATTTTCAGATTGAGAAGTTTATTATTCACGACAATTTCACAATCCCATCAGCATTTAAAGCTGCACTGATTAATCGTAGAAGTGTAGCCGAAGGACTTCTACAACAAGTCATTGAAGCAAAAAGATCCGCAAGAGAATTTCACTACAAGTGGGATGGAAAAGATAAAACACAACCCATCTGGTGGAAGACACGTCAAGGTGGAGAAGAACTTTCCTGGTATGATGTTGATGAGTTTCATTTTCATCGTATGCTTGAAGGATTGAACCGTGGTTTTAAAGCAGCGGTTGAAGAACTCGAATGCTTCGACAAACTCATTAATCGTTTGATTGAACTGAATGGTGGCAAATTGGTTTCAAGAGACCAATATAATGAAGACCAACCAAACTACTGGGAGCGCAGACTTGCAAATCAATCTCTGGATGATTTACTCGCTGCAAGAACTGGTGTAAATGCTGGTAATATTCGTTCTATGAGAAGAGCAAGTGCTCCTACAGTATTACCTGATGATGTAAATCGCACCAAGGGAAGTTTTGGAGATCCAAATAATCCTATGGATTTTCTGAATAGTCTTCAGCAAGCAGTTGCTTCTGGTATTGAAGAAATTACAGGTATGGATCAACAACTTCTTCGTGGTGTTGAAGAGCAAACACAGAAACAAATTCCCGAGTCATTATTTAACCCAGACCTTAGAGTAGAGTAAATCCGATGCCTGTTATAGGAGACACTTTTGGATTAAATTCTGTTTATGAAAAACAAGTACAAAATATAGAATCAAATAACCTTGTAAGTTGGCCTGAAAGTGCAACTTATGGATATTTTTGCGGTGGCATTTCACCTATATCAACTATCAGCACAATTACAAGACTTGATTTTTTTAGTGAAATTGTAAGTCTTCCTGGAAAAAATTTACCTGTGGCATTTAATAGTACTGGAACAGTAAGAAGTATTTCTTTTGGGTATTTTGGTGGAGGCGGAATTGATGGCGGAAGCGTTTCCACCATCACAAGATTTGATTTTTCTAATGAAACTATAAGTCTTCCAGGAAAGAATTTGCCAATGACATTAGCTAGTCCAGGGATTTCTAGTAAATCCTATGGATACTTTTTTGGCGGAAATGGCCAGCCAACCACAATTAGTACAGTCCATAGACTTGATTTTCTCAGTGAAACTATATCTGCTCCTGGAAAAAATCTTCCAGCAACTAGAACTGATGCGGCAACAGTTTCAACTGATTTATATGGTTATCTTGCTGGAGGATGGCTAAGCGAACCATCAATTTTTACAGCATATAGTACAATCACAAGATTTGATTTTTCAAATGAAAATATAAGTAATCCTGGAAGAAATTTACCTGCGAACATCTATGGTACTCAGGGAATATCTGGAAATTCTTTTGGATATTTTTGTGGTGGATGGAATTTTCCGGCAAGTGGCAGAATTAGTACAGTCTCAAGACTTGACTTTTCAAATGAAACTTTAAGTGCTCCTGGAAGTAATCTTCCGGAAGCAAGAAATGTTATGACCGCAGTTTCAAATAGTTCTTTTGGATATATTGGCGGTGGATTTACAACAGGACGTATTAGTACAATAACAAGATTTAATTTATCCAATGAAACTACAAGTAATCTTGCGGTTAGTTTACCCGAAAGTATAAGTCAATCAATGTCACTTTCCGGTGGAGCATCAGTTTATCGTGGTTCTAAGACTTTTGGATACTTTGCTGGCAGATTTCCCTCTGTAAATACAATATCAAGACTTGATTTCTCCAATGAAACTGTAAGTAATCCAGGAAAAAATTTGGGAACGGGAACATTTGATTTAGGAGCAGTATCAAATAATTATTATGGATATTTTGTAGGTGGAAATGGTTTAAGTCTAATACAGAGATTAGATTTCTCTAATGAAACTTTAGGCAATCCTGGAAAAAATTTACCAATAATAGCCTGGAGTATGGGTTCAACCTCAAGTAATTCTTATGGTTATTTTGGGGGAGGATACAATCCTTCAACAAGAATTAATACAGTCACAAGACTTGATTTCTCCAATGAAACTGCAAGTAACTCTGGAAATAATTTATCAACGGTAAGAGGAAATTTAACAGCAACTTCAAACAATTCTTATGGTTACTTTGTTGGTGGTAATGCTCCGGGATTTTTAAGTACCATCACAAGACTCGATTTCTCAAATGAAACTGTAAGCAATCCTGGAAAAAATTTACCAACAGCAAGACAGAATATAGGATCATTTTCAAATAATTCTTATGGATATTTTGGTGGTGGTTATGCTCCCCCTGTGATTAATACAATCACAAGACTTGATTTCTCAAATGAAACTGTAAGCAATCCTGGAAAAAATTTACCAACAGCAAGAAATAGCGTAGGAGCAACCTCAAGTAGTTTTTATGGATATTATGGTGGTGGAAATCCAAATATAAACACCATCACACGACTTGATTTTTCCACAGAAAATGTAAGTGATCCTGGAAATAATTTGCCCGCATCAGGTGGACAGCGTGGTGTAGTTTCAAACTCAAACTAAATAAAATTACATATACAATTCTATTATGAATGATATTCTTGCTAATGTTTTGATTCAACCTAAAGTAGTCACTCCAGAAGGGTTGAAATTTTTAACCGATCATATGAAAAAATCTCATAAAGAACAAATGCTC